TTGTACCGTTCTAAGAGTACTGGATACTCAATGGTATAAAAATTCTCTGAAATAGCAGCAATAAAACCAACAATCTCATCTCCAGTAGACAGCTTAAGATGAGCTATTTCATTGTTCATAAATTGATCTCATAGACTTTGTACTCGAATTGCTCTTTTGAATAAATTTTAATTCGTTCAGCTGCATGGTTAAGAGTATAGTTTTTTCTACTCTTCCAATGTAGGTCATCAGCAATATCGTATACTGTAGTACTCATCCCATCTCCCGACTTTCTCAACCCTCGGCCAATTGATTGTAAGACCTTAATTTGAGATTTCGATGGAGATGCAAATATAATATTATGCAACCTTTTTATATTTATACCAGTAGAGAATGTCCCAAGAGATGCAACAATGATAGCGTCTTTCTCCTTCTCGGTTATCTCCCTAATTTTTTCTCGATCATCGACTCCCGTCTCACCAGAGACGTAGAATAATTTTCTTTTTGAATCCCCAAGCTTTGTTCGCAACATATCATGAAGAGGCTTTCCATGTTTCTCCACATACTGAAAAAGTACCAATGTGTTTCCACTGCGATCCAGAGCAAGATTAGATATAAAGTTATTTCGTTGTTCATAGCGTACAATAAAGTCCATTTCGTCCTGATACTTCATCTTAGTGACAGCTTTACAGTGCTCTTCTGGGTATTTAAGCAGAAGAACCTGTATGTCTAATTGCGATAAAGAATCATTCTCTATTAATTTTTTGGTGGTGGTCACTCTATAGACTGGTCCAAATAAACCTTCTAAAACCAGCTGATGAGTTTGAGTACCGTCAAGCGTCCCTGTTGTTCCAATACGATATTCTGCATTACCGCATTTTTCCATTATCGAAGTAAGCGATTTAGCCTTAAAGGAATGAGCCTCATCGCCTATAACCATACCAAAATCATGGAACCATTTAGCACTCATCTTATAAATGGATTGCCATGTGGTAATAATAACGTTCTGCGCTAGGTTATGTTTTTCTCGACCGGAATAAATTCTATGGCATTCTTGGTCGTGCATCCATTCATCATAACGAGAATAGTCACCAAAGTCAGAGTACATTTGCTCCACTAACGAAGTGGTAGGGACAATAACTAAGACTTTCTTATCGTTATTTTCTAGGTAATGCCTTAGCAGCAAATAGATCATTAAGGACTTGCCAGAGGCCGTAGGAGAAAGAAGCAATGCTTGCTTATTTTGCAATGCATGGTTTATCCCTTCAAGCTGATAGTCTCTTGGCTCAATGGGATTGCCACCAGCAGTCAATGGAATATCTTTAAGAATAGAAGATATATCGTCGTCTTTTTGAGTACCCATCATTCCATAATACGATGAGTTCTCATTCAGAACATGATAGCCCCTGACCTGTGCGAATTCTAACAGATACTTATAGAGGCCAGTGTATAATGTTTTATCACGAGAATTAAATAATCGAATCTTACCATCCCACATCCGATTCTTATATGCCGGCATAAACTTATAGCCTGGAACATAAAAGCAGAAATGCTCGGTCAATTCCATAGCAATGGATGGTTCAACATCCAATAGCATATGACTATGATTCTTTTTACGTACTGTAATTACTTCCATCGTGGTCCTACTGCCCATCCAACGATTGATTGTCGTATACCTTTTTTAATTGGTGTAATTCTATGATATAACATAGAAGGAAAAATAATTAATGATCCTCGCTCTCGCGTGTGGCTGAGATCAATATCTGCATCTCTAAATTCTAAATCTCCGCCGGTATACATTTCAGGATCTGTAAGCTGGATAATAAACGTAAATTTTCTTTGTTGCTTTTGAGACCAATCAACGTCTTGATGCCAATCGTATTTACCGCCTCTCTTGTATCTCAACATACGCATTTCATTAATGTTTTGAACATCATATTTGTAGTCCACGTTATGTTCTACTATTTGTCTACCAACCATAGACCGAAGACGATAATACTTATGAACATCAGCTGTTTCCACTATGCGATGCTTTTGAGTTTCACCAGCAGTAGATCCGCTTACCCATTCTTGATTTGTCTTACAGATAACATCGCAATGGGCCGAAGAGAGAAAATCTTTATATACCACTTGTAAATTTTCTCCACTCAATGGCGTTTTTAATTGACTGATGTCTCCATTTGACATTGTCCAGAATTTCTTTGAGAGTATCGACGGTTTGCTCAAGGTATTGAATTTTTGCCTGAGCTTCTTGTATATCATAATCTGCGTCATAATACTTATCCATATCTCCTTTAAGGACTGTCAGACCTTTAAGTGGATCATAGTCCCACCCTCTTTTCTCAATTTCATCCTGTGCCATTTTACCGTTATAATGTTCCCATTTATCACGCAATAGAACCTTAAAGTCGAGCTCGGCCTTTTTAAGCCGCAACTTAGTTATCGAATGCAGTTCTAAATATTTTGAATGGAGTTTGGCAGATTGGATTGATGCATCATCTAAATTCATTTCATCTATCACGGAGTCTTCTTTCCACATTGAAAGAATGCTTTCCAAGTCAATCATAATAAAATCCTAATTTTTAGTCTATCTCAAAGTATGTATATTTGAAAGTTACAGAGGCTTGCAGATATTCTATTTCAGTCAATTGAGTATTAAATTCTAAAGCATCCAATGACACAGGGAATACATCATTGAATTTTATTTCTTTGGTCGCGTTAAGGTGGGACGATAAAATTATAAGCGTAGCATCAGCTTTATTGTCTTCGCCCTTAGTGACTATATCGCTCATCCATTGGAATGTTTCAACATAATTTTCCATACCTTCGGTTACGTTGAACTGAATGGTAAGATCTCCAAAGGTTATACGGTCGCCAGTCATGGCAAAATTAGTACCCTTATACGGAGTCGGAGCTTCTGAAAGAGATATATCAGGTATCGAAACAGAAGTGCAAAAATATTCTAAGTTCGGATACTTTGATCTATCAATAACGAACTGAAATCCGGTTGGGCTTAAGAAGTTTTTATTTGTAGTTAAAGTAGCCATTGAATAAAAGTCTCTCTAAATACTATTATTTATACGTAAAAAAAAGGGGGTCCGAAGACCCCCAGCTATGGTAGCGCGTTGTTATTCTTATTAAGAATTGCGCAGTCTGATATTAGGCTGAAGCCATCAGATCGTCAACACGGAAGATACGGAAGTATACGTTTGAACGATCAGTACCAGTAGTACCTACACCTGAGTTGTTAGCACCAGTAACGTAAGGGTTAGCAACCATGCCGTAACGAGTCTTAAATCCGATACGTGGCTGGAAGTCTTCCTCACCGATTGTCTTGTGCATAGTCAGTGGTACGTATGGGCAGTAGAACAGACCAGCATCGTATGGGTTAGAACCACGATAGCCGACTACTACGAAGTCACCAGTTGCATATGGATCAACATAAACGCGTGTGCGACCATTCAGTACACCAACGAATGTGTTACCAGTATCATCAACAGTCAAGCCAGTAGTAGCTGAAGCAGAGAAGTCAAGACCACCTGCAGCCGCAAGGCCAGAAGCTACGTCAGAAGAACAGATAACGAAGTTACCCTTACCGCGACGAGTGTCCTTAGCAATTTGGTTTGCTTCACGCTCGATCTGCATTGCTAGACCCTTGAGCTTCTCAGCCAACCAACGGCCATCGCTGTCAGCGTCGACAGAGAAGATACCAGGCGAAGTAATGTGAGGTTGAGTAGCACCGAAAGTAGCCTTACGGTAAATAGTACGTACAACTTCACGGTTGATTTCAGCCAAGATCTCTGTAGAGAGGATGTTAGCCAATTCTGCTTCTGCATCCAGACCGTGGATAGCCTTAAGGTCTTGAGCAAGTTCAAGCGAGTACTTCGCCTTAAGTGCACGTGCCTTAGTTGATACAGTAAGCTTCTCAATGCTGAATTCCATTTCTGGGTAAGCAAAAGCTTGATCTTCTGGAGAACCTGCACCAGTGTCAGAACCACCTACACCAAGAGTTGATACAGTATCAGCTTCGTCGACGATACCGTCAGCAGGAGTAGTAGTATCAGTTACACCAACAAGACCAGTAGGATCAGCGTCTTGAGTAGCGCCATCACCTGAGTAACCAGTACCTGGCTCAGTAGTGTGGAATGCTTCAGTACCCTGAAGACCAGCAACGTCTGAAGTGAATGAAGACTTCATAGCAAATACGAGGCCAGTAGGACCAGACATAGGCTGGACACCACAGATATCGTAAGCGATGAGGTTAGGCATAGCACGACGTACGAGTGAGATCAATACGGGGTCGAAGTTTGCAACGTTAGCAACGTTGTTAGCAGGAACTGCTTCTGAGAGGAAGTTTCCACCAGCAGCTTGTTCTTGAGCAATTGCTTGCTCTTGGTTTTCGAGAAGACGTGCAACAACAGCCTTCTTATAGCTATCACCGATAGCAGGAGCGTCAGAGTGCTCCAGGATGGGGGCCCACTTTTGGACCAACTTTTCGTCAGCGTTAAACATTTTAGTTAACTCCTATTATTGTGCAAATTTAGTTAAGATTCGAGAATATCGAGCCATTGAAGAATTGAGATCTTCTTCTACTTCGGCGCCATCACCGAGAAGTTGATTAGCTTCGTCAGATTGAGTTGAAACTTCAGACTTAAAGAATGACTCCTTAATAGTCTTAATCTTCATTTCAAACTGGTCAGCTGAATCGAAATCTACATCTTCAACAAGTGAAGCAAACTTCTCTGCTTCAGTTGCGGTAAGGTCAGCAGCAGCTTCTGAAACGATGTTAGCACGAGCCATTGAAGAGATTTGCTCATTCATTTGAATGTTCTCTTCGATTGACTTGTTCAACTGCTCTTCAAGCTCAGAGACTTGAGAAGACAGCTCATCGAACATATCTACTTTGCTTTCCGGTACTTCAATGTAATGCTCAGTGAACACAGATTGCAGTGATTGCATGAAGTTCTCAGCAATCTCAGAACGTAGGCCTTGAGTTACAGCCAACTCGTTCTCTGACATCCAGTTCTCTACAACATAATTGAGATATGAGTCTACTTTTTCAACAAGTTCGTTACGAACTTCAGTTACTTCTTCTTCGAGGTTTTGAGCATATTCTGCTTCAAGACGCTCGACTTCAGCTGTAACCTTAGACTTTAATGCAGCTTCAAAAATAACGCCAGCCTTTTCACGGAATCCATCAGACAGAGTTGCTTCTTCAGCAACCATGACGTCAAGCTCTTCTGCGTATTCGATGTGAGACACATCAGCTTCAGAAACAATAGCATCTTCTGAGTCAACAGACTCTTTCTTCATGCTATGCTTCATCATACCTTGGTATAGCGCCATAGCTTCATCTTTCTTGGCTTTCTTCAACATATCATATGCTGCAGCAAGCACAGCCGCCTTAGTCTTGGGCATTTCCATTTCTTCCATGTCGTCGTCCTCGTCATCTCCATGACCGTCCTCTTCCATGTCGTCTTCTTCGTCATCCCCATGCTCATCTTCGGCTGCAACTTTTTTAGCTTCTTCGAGACCGTCCTCATCGGATACTTGTGATTCATCAACAAGCTGCTCGAGCTCTGCATCTTCTAAAATGTCGTCAGAAAGAATTTCTTGATTTGACATTAGTATTTCTCCTTAGAAATTATACAAGTTTCGAGAGGAAATTCTTAAATGCACGAATTTCAGCATCGCTGCTTCCATAACGTGCTTTATGTATTTCAGTCTCAATTTTTTCAATTTCTTGCGCTTCCAGAATGCCGTTATTCCATACCCATTCAACTCCCTCCATAACACCATTGACAAATGCACTTGGTGCTGAAGGATCTTGAACGATATCAACTGTGGACAATACGAAATCGTCCTTCACATACATGGTTCCATTCTTTTGAGCAAGACTACCCATACCACGACTTGATACACCCAACTTAACACCGCCTTCTAGCAAACCTTTTACGATATTGCCCATAGGAGTATTGAGTATAGATGCTTTTCCGATAACATCGCTGCCTTCAAAACGAAGTTCAGTGATCTTATGCGAAACTTTATCCAAGTTAATTGTTGGACCATCAGGGTGGTTTAACTCACCAACTGCTCGTCCAGTCTTAACTTGTTCTTTGACGTACTTACCAACAGCATTTTCCAATGTTGCTTTTTCGTAAATACGACCGTTACGATTCTTTTGATCCGCCTGCATAAAAATGCCTTCAATCACATAAGCCTTTTCTCCGTTTTTAGCTTCTGTAATTGTGGCTTGCAGATCATTTTCTACATATTCAGTAATTAACTTCATATATGATATTCCTCTCTCATAAGCTTGACAAAATCTTTCGCACTTTTTTCAGCTTCCTTTTCAGAAGGAAAATCATCACCTAGTAATTCTGAACCAATATGAGCAGCAAACTTATTACCATTTTTAGTAATAGTTACCTTACTCCTACCAGCAGTAAACTTCTTAACGACTGGACCCATGCCTGCCTTTTCTCGAAGTTCCTTAAAGCTCATCATCCGTTGAAGACTCCTCTGGGCTACCAGATCCAAAAACTTGAGAAGCAACTTCTACCTTTTTTGAATCCAAAGCCGCTGATAGCTTATCGCTCATAATAGTATTAAAAATATATTGTGAACTTACATTATCACCATTTTTTACGTGGTGAATTAAATCTTCAATATCACTCATAGTACAATCCTTTCGTTAATAATTATTTATAATATTTAAGTTTTCTAAATGCGGGCAATATATTGCGTTTTGCCCAAAGTCTTATTAAGTTTCTTACCTGTGGTGCCATCATTTTCGTGATCACCTGCAGGTTCATCCCATACAGCATCAGCAATTGCTGCAATATCGGCTCCAGTAATCGCAACTGAGGCGGCTTCAATAGTAATAAGATCCACAATATTAGATCGTACTAGTGAAGTTGATACGCCTTCAGCAAAAAGAAACGGATTTTCTCCAACCTCTCTTGTATATAGGTTACCGTTTACAGTAAGAACATAAGGATTTTTACTTGCAAACGGCTGTATTCTCCATCCATTCTCGAGAAAGAATGTATCTCCTACTGACTGATCTGCAGTAATAGGGTCTCCACCAATAGCAGTAAAAGCCTTTGGATAAGCAGTAGCATGCGGAAATTCTTGTGAGCCAACATTCCATTCTTTCCAAGCTGAATAAAGATCAGCCTTAACGTTAAGTTCGGTTACGCCTTCACTCACAAAAATAGTTTTTGTCTGAGAATCAAATACAACCTTTTGATTAGGGTAATCTTCCCACATCCATCGATGACCATAAAACTGATGAATCGAAGGCATTACTGAATAATCTCTTTCCAGTTTACTGTGACCATCAGTTTCACGTTATTGTGTAAAGCCGTTCTTGTCTTACCATAGAATGACCAGATGACTCGGGAACCCCTAAATCCTTTGATGTATGCATTACCGCCCGGCCATGCTGGGAGAGCTGTAGTATTAACTGGATTTGAGAATGTATCAGTCGCTCTGTCATAGTCATTGTAGACTTCAAACTGATTTACCGCAATTGGCTTCACATAGTAGTAAACACCACCAAATGATTCCCAACCCGCTGGTGCATCATAGACTTCGTACTGTTGGTTTTTATCTACGTCTGATGCATACTCTGCAATGTTAAGCGGAAATTCTGCTTTACCTGCCGCTATCGGGTCACGTACTTCAACTCTTTCTCCTGATGCAACTGTAATTACAGCGGGAGAAGCACTTGTTACGGACAGAATATTATTGACAATAGTACCGCCATCATCCGCAAAGTTTTTAACAGCACCGTATTGCCAGTTATTAAAAGTGTCGGTTGTATCTGATTCGTAACGACCAGCGAACATT